AACCACTCACGTAAGGCACCATCAATGTTCTGTGCACATGCTTCATGTGGGGTCAATGGACATCCCTTGGGACGCATATAGCAATGGAGTGATTTAAAAATACTACTGTCTAACAGGGCACCAACACTTACACCTAAAGCTGGATGATGTACGCTGGTTCTCTTTAGAAATTCAAAGTCATCAATTGATAAGTACTCGGTCAATTCACTTTCCTTATCAGGCATAGTGTAAACTTGACCATATTCAGCTAAAAAGTGTGAACAATCTTTTATATTGAATTTGGGATACTTAGGTGATACAGTTCCAATGTTATCATCACCATACGTTCCTATATGCGCAGCATCTCTGAATTTAATCGTCTTGGGATATTGAGAGTAGAAAAAGATTCTCAAATTCAAACTACCACTAATACCATTCAAAATCACCGTCAGTGGATTTCCAGAAATGTGTCCTCCAGTTGTGAGTCCAATCAAGTCACCATTGACAGCAACAAGTGAATAGACTATATCGCCAGCCATTGCAGACATAATGTCAAGATCTTCTTGCTCATACCCCATGGCTTCAGCTAAATCAATTAAGATTCGCAATGAAGCATGCAATAATTGACTAGGAAGTTTTTGATCATACTTACCATAATCACCGCCAAACACACGTTCCTCACCATGATGCATAACATGCTTATAAAATTCATCCCATTCAGGTCCGTGACAATTGATACCGACAGCACATTCTGACGTTAGTGGATTCATCTGTAGCAATCGCGTAACAGGCAAAAAGTACTTTCTGATTAAAAACGTTAGGGATATAGGATTTCCGTAAAATACGCGACACTTCTCCTTAGATGCAGGTAAGATTTCATCTTTCTTACAAGCCTTAGCTACAGTGTATGCGCGTTCTCCACGTCTATAACAATCTTCAACGCGTTTTATTTCCTCCATTATCTCGGGAGTAAATTCACGATTGCAGGGTGCTTCTTTTGTGGGTTCCAGTTCATTGATATATTTTCGTTTTGCTCCTGTTAATGGGAATCCTATTGACGAACTCATATTAATAGAGTCGATAAACTTACATCCTGGGACACCATTGATGTTCTCTTGATCTGTGAGCGGTTTTGCTTGCCACATTTCCTTGGCTGCTAATTCCATCAACGGACGTTTATAGTCCTCTACAGCTATAGCCAGTAATTCATGTGGAAATTGCTTGCCGGGTTCACTGGCGTTTGCCAAACAAGTTTGCCAAGCAAACCATTCTGGTTTCATCTTTGGTGCACCCCAAGTGTTTTCAACTCCTGTAACTTCCTTAATGGCATCTGAGATTGGAGTTTTCCTCACATCAGACCTTGACGTGGTAGCACCGATACAAGAACCATAATAAGCAAATTGAGAACCTTCTGGTAAATAATTCAAAGGACTCTTCTTGTGGAGAGGGTCATTAGTGGTCATTTTAATACCAAGTGACTGTGGTATAAAATTCTCACCTTTACCAGTGATAAGAACACCTTCAATTTCACGCAGACTAGCAATAGCATCGTTGACTTGTTGCAATGTCAAAGTACCGGAACAACCGAATGGAGTGCCAGTTTGACCACCCAAATGAAAACCTGAAATACAAGGGGTTTTCGTATCAGATATCAAAACAGCTCCACAAAGTCCTCCAAATGTATTGATAGTGAGATTCTTATACTCACTTCCAGCAAACACACACGTACCATTTGAGGTATCTTTGGCAATAGCTAAACCTTTGGCTTGAATCAACTCTCCACTTTTCTGTCTCCACGACATTCGGAAAGGATGATTCACAATGGGACCAGTCGGTAAATACTTCGTAATGTCTTTATATGAACCACCAGTACCCGAATAACAAATTCTAAAATCAGTATCAGGGACTAGCACCGAAGCGGCAAGACACAGTCTAGTGGTAAATTTTCCACCGACAGAGTCTGCATTCTCTTTCCGACAAGTGACATTCAGTGTATCATTTTCTTCAAAATAATGATTCGGAATAAGTAGTACATTCGAAGTCATCATTACAACATTAGCCATCATTACCTCTTTACCATTATCAACACTCGCATATAACACATTTCCCAAAACAGAGTTCTCCAATCGGTCAGGAGTAGTTGTTTTGCAAAAGTCCGTAGTGGGAAGGCTGCGTTTGTAAACTGCAGCCCAAACATTCTTTTCCTTATCTCTTTCCTGGACTTCTTCTGGAGTCTTGGGTTCAAGAGATCCTTGTTTGTCTTGAATAGATTTCCATGCCTTGTAGACGCGTGCAATTGCGTAAAGAGCAGCAACTCCTACGCAACTATAGCACAAGGCTTTAGCATATCCATCTCGAGCATTCTTAACAACCAACGGAATAGAATCATTTCTACGTTTCAGTTCAGATATGAGTGCATAACGTGTTCGTGACTTGTTGATAGCGTGACTAAAGAAGTAAATTATGACAGCCAAACCGATACCAAATTGCAAATTGAGAAAGCAGAAGAATAATCCAAGGAAGAAAGACATTCTTGTAAAATGTCTACGTCTATTTTGGAGTTCTTCTTTGTAGAACCACTCAATTATCTGCATGCAAGTTTCATTCTCAAAACATTCAGATGGAAGAACACATATCCAATCCCATTTCTTTGTGAACTTCTTTGTCTGTTTGTACAAGGTTTTAGTGATGACATCTTCAACTCTGTCGGCTAATGATTTTTCATCTTTCTTGTACCTATTTACAATTATTTGACGAGCATGTTCTATGGCTATGGCAGTTTGCAATCCGAATTGTTTTTTCATTTTGTGATCTGGACAAAAGCCTTGAAGGTGTGGGCAATCCTTATGCACACATTTGGTCATAGTTTGAGTACGTTTCTTCATTTGATCCATGAGGGCTTGTTGGTTCGCCCGATGTATGTTCATATATTCCACTGCACATTGGATAGCTTCAATCGACGAAACACCTTTCATTGTTTTGTTGCGCCACTTAATGGGTTTATATCTCGCAACATCTCTGATGTCATCTGGTTTAATCGCTTGTTCTACATCAATGCTCCAAATGTCATCAATTGCAGGGGGACAATATTCGCCATCAATTGTGTAAAATTGACGTACTTTAGCTGAGTCAACTCCACACGACTTTCTATCCACAGTTCTCTGGAATTGTTTCTTACACTTCACGGTGAAAACTAAGTCCATTCGTCTTTGAACAGAATAGGGACAATTGGAATATGCATAAGCATCTAAGTCCTTTTTATTGGTAGTTACCAGCACTATTTCAGGTTCGACAAAACACTTTCCTTTAGCTTCGAGTTCAGCTT